GTCATCATCAGGTGATTTGTTTGCTGCTCAGTTATTAGTAATGCGTGATGCAAAGAAGATTAAGGAGACTTACTATGAAGGATTGAATGACTTACGTTTCCCTAGTGGTTTGATATACCCTAATCTAAATCATTGTGCAACTAAGACAGGTAGATTGTCTGCTACTAATCCTAACTTACAGAATCAAACTGATTCAGGTAATGTTAAGAGAGCCTACGTGAGTAGGTTTGTAGGCGGTAAGATACTAGAGCTTGACTATTCACAACTTGAGATGATAGCGTTAGCGTACCTAGCTAATGACAAACAACTTATAGAGGATATTAATAATGGCAGAGACATGCACAAAGAACTCTATAAAGGAATGTATGGACGCTATCCAACAGATGCTGAACGAAAGCCTTTCAAGCGATTTAGTTTCTTGCTCGTATACGGAGGAGGAGTTACAACTCTTATGGCACAAAGCGGCTGTGATAGAGCAACAGCTAAGAAATTTATTAGCACATTTTATACTAGATACAAAGGAGTAAAGGAATACCATGAGTCAATAGTCAAGAAAGCAAATGATGAATGCGTAGTAAGTTATGATGAGAGTAAGAGTGGGCCTCAATACACATACTTTCATTCTAGTCCAACAGGTAGACACTACATATTCAACAAGTATGCCAGTGACTACAAAGCAGGTGAGCTTACGTTTAGTCCAACAGAACTAAAGAACTGGCCTATTCAGGGCTTTGCAACAGGTGACGTAGTGCCTATGATGGTAGGTATTTTGTTACGTGAGTTAGAGAAGGCAGGAATATCTAGCGAGGCATTATTAGTAATGACTGTGCATGATAGCGTAGTGCTTGACACGAAGGAAGAAGTATGTTATAAAGCAGCTTCTATAGCAAAGAAGACACTTGAGAATGCACCAATGTATTTAAAGCAGTACTTCAACATAGATTTTCCATGTCAACTTAAGGTAGGTGTGGAAGCAGGTAACAATTGGCAAGACAAAACAGAACTGGAGTTAGTATGAGTTACATTATTGAGAACATCACTGAGAAAGAAGTTAATACCAAGTTTGGCCCTAAGAAAGCCTATTCGGTATCCGCAAATGGCGAACGCTATGGATATGGATTCAAGAAGCCTACGTTCTCTATTGGGGATGAGGTTGATTTTCAATTCACTGAGAACACCTACGGTAAGAACGTTGATCTAACGTCTGTACGGTTGATTAGTAAGGGTAATCCTACATCACCCCCTAGCACAGCTACTACAGCCTCTCCTAAGCCTTCCTATGGGTCGCCAAAGGTGTTTCCTATCCCTGCCCTGCATGGTGATAGAGCAATTGTCCGACAGAACTCATTGACCAACGCTGTTAAACTCATTACAGATAGTGTGGTTAAGACTGATAAGGCAGACTTTGAAGACATGGCAGACTTTGCAATTTCCATTGCACGTAAGTTTGAAGCCTATTCATGCGGTGACTTGGATATGGAACAAGCCATTGCTATGGCTGAAACTAAGGCTAGTGAATGAAAACAATTGACACACTGGTAACTGACATTTACTCTGTAATATCTGGTGGCATTCCTAATGCTACTAGTAATACAAATGTATCTGTCAGTTACGACAAGTGGTTTACACCACGGGGTAGTGAACGTGATGAGAAGGTGTTGTACTTTAGTGAGGTAGGCACACCATGCCCACGACAACTATGGTACAAATACAATGCACCTGAGATTGCCACTAAACCTGATGGTAATTTGTTGCTTAAATTCTTTTATGGTGATATACTTGAGGAACTGGTGCTTAATGTGTCAGAGAGTGCAGGTCACAAAGTAGAAGCTAAGCAAGAACGTGTGTTGTATGAAGTGGGTGGTGGTTGGTATGTTCGAGGACGTATTGATGCCGTGATTGATGGGGTAGTGGTTGACGTTAAGAGTGTTACAAAATACTCCGAAGAAAAATTCAAAGGAGGACTTGTAGATGACCCATTTGGTTATTATCAGCAACTAAACGGATATGCTGCTGCTCTCAATAATGACACTGCTGGTTTTGTTACTATACAAAAAGAGTTAGGTCATATCAACTACTACCCTATCCAAGTAGATAAGGGGTTCTTTGCACAGCAAGCTTCATTTGCTGTTGAGACAGTTACTAGTAACATTGCTGAGATTCCTAGACTTGAAGCAGTGCCACAAAGTAAAACCAGTAAGAATAAGAAACTATGCACAGCGTGTAGCTATTGTTCTTTTAAAAGTGAGTGCTGGCCTGAGATGCGTACATTCTTGTATAGTCATGGGCCAGAATTTTTGGTAGATGTAGTGGATGTTCCACGTGTAATGGAGGTAGTATAATGTTTGGAATTCTTGGTAAAAAAATTAAAGGTGCGTCAGCACGTAAGTTTTTGGGCACAGATAATAACGCATACATCCAGTGGCAAGTAGACCTTGATGGTGACGTTAGGTTATCATTGCATGATGGTCGAGAAGTTGTCCACTTTAGTGAGTGGATTGCACAAACCAATCAAAAGGATGTAGTTGAGTTTGATAAAAAGATGGGTATCATTGTTGATGAGATCAATGCAATGCGTAAAGCAATTAAGAGTAAGACTGCTAAGAAATGAAAATACTAGTAATACCTGATTGTCAAATTAAGGAAGGTGTTCCTACTGACCATTTGGTATGGGCAGGTAAGGCTATCTGTGAATATAAACCTGATGTTGTTGTCAACATGGGTGACTTTGCAGATATGCCTAGCCTATCTACACACGATAAGGTAGGTAGTAAATACTTTGAGGGTCTGAGGTACAAGAAAGATATTGACGTAGCTAAGGACGCTATGGTTAAGCTTCTTGAGCCTATTAGAGACATGCAGAGCAAGCAGAAGAAGAACAAAGAGAAGGTGTATAAGCCACGTATGGTGATGCTTATGGGCAACCATGAGAATCGCATTGATCGTGCTATTAATAACAATCCTACTCTTGAGGGGCTTATCTCTACTAAAGACTTGTGTTACGAAGACGATTGGGAAGTGCATGATTTTCTACATCCTGTGTTTATTAATGGTGTTGGGTTTAACCATTATTGGCCTGTTGGGGCAATGGGTAGACCTGCTAGTAGTGCGGCTACTATTATTAATAAGCTGCATATGTCTTGTGTTGCTGGTCACCAACAAGGTAAGCAGGTTGCCTATAGTAAACGAGCAGATGGTAAGCCAGTATGTGCTATAATTGCGGGTAGCTATTATCTACATGATGAGAGCTACATGGACAAACTTAGTAACAGACACTGGCGTGGGTTAGTTGTGTTGAATGAGGTTGAGGATGGTCATTTCGATGAGATGTTCTTATCCATAGAATATCTTGGGAGAAAGTATGAACTACGCTGATAAGTTATTGGAGGTTACTAGATTTGTAGAAGACAATTTTGATGACCCAGTAGAGTTGGTAATTGCTTTAGGACTATCTGTAGAAGATATTATAAAACTATTACCAGATGTACTAGTAGCAAACTATACTAACTTTTATCCTACACATGACTACACAGAAGAAGACACAGTTGAAGAAGACGAAGCAGACGATGGAGTTGGAGAAGATTGGGAAGACTAGGAAGCGTGTTGTTATTAATAACGCACAGACTAGAGAGTGGAATAAACAATTGCAAGACTTTAAACAAAGGGAACAAAATGAAATTTAAATTTGAACTTGATGAGCATGGTATTAAGAACACAGTTGAGGGTGATCTTGGTGACTGGACTACATATGCAGACGTAGCACAGCAATTCGCTAGTTTGATTAGCGGTGCATTTGGTTACACAATCACTGTAGATGCATACACAGATGTAGGTAAGCCACCCACAGAAGAAGAATTGTGGGACAAGTTGGCTGAAGAAGAAGCAGAACCTGTTAAGTCAAAGAAGCGCAAAGCTAAATGAGTGTAAGCCTTGTGTGGGCTACCCCTAGCGGTGATGAGCTTATTGCTTACATGGCTAGGGTTAGCAACCCTGACAATCAAGATAACAAAGACACTGCACCTAAGCTTATCAAATATTTGAAGAACAACAATCATTGGAGTCCATTTGAGATGGTCAACATGTGCGTTGAAATCAACACTACACGAGACATTGCTAGGCAGATATTGCGTCACCGTAGTTTCTCTTTTCAAGAGTTTAGTCAACGTTATGCAGAAGTAGCTGTATCTATGGAAACAAGTGAAGCACGTATGCAAGATGTAACTAACAGACAGAACAGCATTGAAACTACGGATGTACAGCTTAAGTCTTGGTGGCAAGCAATGCAACAACGTGTAGCAGATGATGCAGAGTATGTCTACCACACAGCACTTAGTAAAGGTATTGCTAAAGAAGTTGCACGTAAAGTTTTGCCTGAAGGACTAACACCAACACGTATGTACATGAATGGTACGTTACGCAGTTGGTTACACTATGTAGAAATACGATGTGACAAGGCTACACAAAAAGAACACAGAGAGATAGCTGAACAATGCAAAGCGTTATTAGTAACACACTTTCCATCAACGTTTAAGGAATAACAATGGCTAGTTGGCTTATTGCAATGATAGGAGTTGTGTACACAATTGTAGCTGCTCAGTTACTAATGACAGGTAAGACAGGACTAGGTATTGCCTTCATTGGTTATGCACTAGGTAATGTAGGCTTGTACATGGAAGCTAGGTTGTGAGAAATAACGGAGAGTGGACAGAAGGTCGCTATCGTAGCTTCATTACTTCTACTCTACGTGGTGGTATGCGTAGATGGCCTCCTAAGTGGGTGGCACTTAAAGATGCATTCGTAGGTAAGAAGATTAATAAGAAGACAGGTAAGCAAGCAATGCACTATAAGTGTGCTGCATGTAAGAAAGACTACGTATCTAAAGATGTTCAAGTTGACCATGTTAATCCAGTAGTTGACCCCACTACTGGTTTTGTGTCTTGGGATGTATACATTGATAGGTTGTTCTGTGAAGGTAAGAACCTACAAGTGTTATGCTCTACATGTCATAAGAAGAAAACAGCTAAGGAGAAAGAAGATGCAAAACGAGGAAGAAGCGTGGTTACACCACACGATTAAACAATTTGACGAAATTGTGTGTTCAGGTAAGTACGGCCCTTTGTTCTATAAGATGTTGAGTGACGATGCTAAACTAATCTTATTTAATATGAGGATGTTGGAAGAAAACAATATGGAGATAGAACATGTCAGTGGCAATTAGATTTATGGCAGGTCTTGCATTTGGATTTGAGATAAATTCAGGGCCGGGAGTGTATTTGTGTATTTACTTAGGCATTGCAGAGATTGCCTTTTTTAACGAAGATAAACTGGAGGATTGATGGATAGTTACCAAACATTTATTGCTAAGAGTCGTTACTCACGATTCATTGATACTAGTAACAGGCGTGAGCATTGGCCTGAAACTGTAGATCGCTACATGGGTTTTATGTACACACATCTTAAGAAGAAGATGAACTACGTAATGCCTACTGAGTTGCGTGAAGAATTGCATAGTGCCATTCTTAACCACGAAGTGATGCCATCTATGCGAGCTATGATGACTGCTGGTGAGGCATTGGAACGTGACAACACTGCTGGCTATAATTGTAGCTATCTGCCTGTTGATGATGTAAAGAGTTTTGACGAAGCCATGTACATTCTGTTATGTGGTACTGGTGTTGGTTTTAGTGTGGAGAGTAAATATGTTTCGAAATTACCTGATGTACCTGCGCTCATGTTTAACAGTGACACTACAATTGTGGTGTCAGACAGTAAAGCAGGTTGGGCAAAAGCTTTACGACAAATTCTTGCACTTCTGTACAGTGGTGAAATCCCGAAGTGGGATGTAAGTAAGGTACGCCCTGCTGGTACTCGACTGAAAACATTCGGTGGTAGAGCATCTGGCCCTGAGCCATTGGTTGACTTGTTCAAGTTTGTTACTAGTAAGTTTCAAGGTGCTGCTGGTCGTAAGTTGAACAGCCTTGAGTGCCATGACATTATGTGTAAGATTGGTGAAGTAGTTGTAGTAGGTGGTGTACGTCGTTCTGCTATGATTAGTTTATCTGACTTGTCTGACGATAGGATGAGACATGCGAAAAGCGGCAATTGGTGGGAGAGAGAGGGACAACGATCTTTGGCAAACAACAGTGCATCTTATAATGACAAGCCCACAGTTGGGGAATTTATGTCAGAATGGTTGGCGTTGTACCAATCTCATAGCGGAGAACGTGGAATATTTTCCCGACAAGCGGCTAAGCATACGGTTGAAAAGAATGGAAGACGAGATAGTAACTTTGACTTTGGAACTAACCCGTGTTCTGAAATCATTCTCCGTCCATATCAATTCTGTAACCTTACTGAAGTGGTTGCCAGAGACACAGACGACGAACGTACTCTTATACGAAAAGTGCGACTTGCCACTATCTTGGGAACTTTCCAATCAACTCTCACAGAATTTCCATATCTTAGAAAAATCTGGCAGAACAACACTGAAGCTGAACGACTTCTTGGTGTATCCATCACAGGAATCCTTGACTGTAAGTTATTGAACGATGTGAATGACAAAGGTCTGTCATCAAGATTGGAGATGTTACGTGAACAAGCCGTTACTAGTAATAAAGAATTTGCTGAAACTCTCGGAATCCCTCAGTCTGCGGCAATTACTTGTGTCAAGCCATCTGGCACTGTGTCGCAACTTGTGGATAGTGCTTCGGGTATACATGCTCGCCATAGCCAGTATTATATTCGTCGTGTACGAAACGATAACAAAGACCCTATTACACAGTTTCTTAAAGATCAGGGAATACCTGCGGAAGTTGATGTAATGAAACCTTTGGATACAACTATCTTTAGCTTTCCTATGAAAGCACCTGACGGTTGTATTACACGTGATGAGTTAGACAGCTTTACTCACTTGAAGTTGTGGCTTGCCTATCAGCGTCACTGGTGTGA